CTGAATCTTGGCTCTGCTTCTATAATCCAGCGGGGATTTAGTAACACATGGCCTGATGCTGCGGGACAAATACCCTCCACGTCTGGAACTCAATCATGGGCAGGGGCGCAGACGATGAACGGCGGATTGACCGTCAACAGCGGCCTGAATCTTGGCTCTGCTTCTATAATCCAGCGGGGATTTAGTAACACATGGCCTGATGCTGCGGGACAAATACCCTCCACGTCTGGAACTCAATCATGGGCAGGGGCGCAGACGATGAACGGCGGATTGACCGTCAACAGCGGCTTATTCACTGTAGGTGGAAGCAGTTTTACAGTCGGCGGCTGGAGTTTTACCTATCCGAGCGTTGTTAACGGCACGGTGGGTGTTTTTTACAATGCCAACCCCGGATACGCCGTATGCGAGCGCACCGACCACACCATCGGTCATTGCTCGACAGTGGTGAGTTCAACTGGGGCTTGTACCTGCAACTAGGCAGCGCAGTTAGAGGCACGAGAGTAGTCGGCGCGACGGGCGCTGTACCTGTAACTAGTGCGACAACCTATATAAGCGCGAAAACGACGAGCCAGATCACGGTTACGCATACAGCTACGGCTTCGATGAATTACGACATTTTAGGAGACGAAATGAAAAAGATTCTCTTGGCTGCCTTTATGGTGGCCTTTTCGTGTGCGCTTTACGGGCAGACCGTAGTAACGGGTGGCGGAGGTGGGGTGTCGCGATCAACGGCACATCCGCGAGTTCGTTTACCTTCACCGGCGGCGGCGTCGCCTGTACCGGAACGACCTGTACGTTCACGAGCAGTGGATCATCGGCATTCTCGGGGCTGACTTCCAGCACGAACACGACCGCGGCGATGGTGATTGGCACGGGCGCTTCCCTGGATTTCACCGGCACCGGAACGATCAACGCGAACAAACTTAACGGCACCCTGCTGTCGGGTTTAGCCACGGGCATTTTGAAGAACACCACGACTACGGGCGTTCCCTCAATTGCCGCCGCTGGAACGGATTACGTTATCCCCTCAGGCAACGTAGCAACTGCTACGACCGCAACGAATGTAGCGGGAGGCGTGCTGTTCGCGCTTCGTTGCTGCTCGGTGTGAGTGTCCGCCATAGAACCTCACCGCGGCCCGCTGTTCAGCCATTCCGGGCGTTCGGCAAAAGTAAGGGGAAGTTGAAGCGGGTTCTCACGATGACGCTCCAAAAAATCGAGGAGTGCCTTACGACCGATCCATGCCATTGAAATATTGTGCTTTTCGGCCAAGGCAGACAGCTCGGCGTATTCGTTATCCGGCAGGTTTATCGATATCCGCTGTTTGGTCGTCGGCATTGGAATGTCTCTCGGTGCTGCACCGTGCTTCATGGTGCAACACCCTGGGAGTCCGTGTCAATGGGGCAGGCAGCGCTTTTTAAATCCATCCACAGGCCCTCGGGCAAACCGCGTTGCGGCCGGGCTCTATTCGGCCTCTCGCTTCGCTTCGGCGCTCACCGAGCCCCGTGCCGGGTCTCGGCCCATGCGGGTGACGATCCCTTTTGCAAGAGCTAAGGGCTTTGCCCTCGCGCGCACCTGGACGACGGTGTTTGCTCAGTAAGTTTCTAGCCCTCTACGGAGGGCCATTTTATTGCCCTGAAATCTGGCCTCTTTGACCAAGACCATTCAACTTCTCGCTTTGATCGCCTCCGTCGTTGCTCCGATTCTCACTGTGGTAGCCGCATTCTTCGCATGGCACGCAAAGAAGGGTGTCCAAGAGATTCACGTAATGATTAACAGTCGCATGTCTGCTTGGCTGGCGGCTGCTGAAAAAGCTGCCCATGCCGCAGGTGTCGCGGAGGCCTTGGCCCAGGGAGTCGCTGTAGAGCTAGTTGCCCAGGGAGTCGCCAAGGACCTTATCGTGACTGCCAAAGCCGAAGCGCTCAAACTACTCGCCACGGCAGTGGAGATTAAGGATAAAGAAGAAATTTCGGGGGGGGGCTCCCCAGCAAACGACTGGACCGCTCGCGTGAAGTTTAGGTCAAAGGATTTACCCGAGGATTCAGACAATGAGTTCATTTGATCTGGCAATCCCCATCGTCCTGGCGCACGAAGGTGGCTACATCAATGACCCAGACGATCCTGGCTGCGAGACGAAATTCGGGATCTCGAAGCGCTCTTACCCCTCGCTGGACATTGAGAATCTTACCGAAGACGAGGCCAAGGCTATCTACAAGCGGGACTTCTGGGAATACTCAGGAATCAAAGATCAGACGCTTGCCAACAAAGTCTTTGACATGGGCGTGCTGGTCTATCCCAAGACAGCCAATAGGCTGCTACAGCTCGCCTGTGCCGCCTGTGGGCACCTTGTAGTGGCAGACGGGTGCTTAGGACCAGAAACGCTAAACGCAGTGAACGCAGTCCCCCCTTACCAGATGCTGTTGTCCTTCAAGGCGGAGCTATTTGAGCACTTTAACAAGATCATAGCTCGTAACCCGCACCTGTTGAAATACAGCGACGGCTGGGACGCGCGCGCACGGTCATGAGCATGGGCCGCCCGATTATACCGTTGACGCCTGCGCAAGCCGCAATGCAAGAGACTGAGAGCGAGAGACATTCATATCCAGTGAGGGTTTTGATCGCGTTTGACCAGATGGTGAACGTGATTACAGGCGGCCACCCGGACGAGACGATCAGCTCGCGGGCGGGGAGAGCTGCGCTTGCGGGCCGCTGGTGGGGCAAGGTGATGAGCGCCTTTCTGAACTTGTTTGAGTCAGACCACGGCGCGAAAGCGGAAGCCGGGGACTTAGAACGCGCTGAGCAAATCGAGTACCTGGAAGAGAACATGGACAGTGCGCTACCTAAAGATCCCAAGCCCTTGTGAAGTGAAGCCCCCTCCCACGCCTCCCACTCAGGGCTTCGAGGTCAAGCTACAGATGACCCTCCACGGTGAGTACGGGGGAGCGGTGGTCTATCCAGGCGATGTGCTGGTGATCTTCGACGGGCGCTTCGTCATCATGCGGCCCCCAAGAGAGACTTCCAGCATGGTCAGGCTAAATCTATGAAAATCTGTATATTACTGCTTCTTCTACTTACCGGCTGTGCTTCCGTGCGCCCCGCCCCCCTTTCCCGCGCCCCGCACGCCCCGCCCCCCGAGTTCACACCCTATCAAGACATAGATGATGGCTGCATCTCGGTAGCAGCCGACGACATGGCAGAGGACGGCACCGATAACCCCTGCTTACTGAGGAGCCCCAGCAAGATATGACGCTACGAACAAAGATTGAACTACTCGGCGGGGTGCTGTTTCTAGGGCTAATGTTTCTGGTCGGACTGGAAGAGCTGCGCAAGCACGATGCCAATCTTCAAGCGGCGGCGAAAGTCGAAGCCGACAAAGACGCCAGTGCCAAGATTGACTCGAGTCTGAAAGCTCGAGATGCCCAATATACGGAGCAGATTTCCGCACTCGAGGCAAAGTACAAGGCGCTCTCGAGTATGTCGACACAACAGGTTGCGGCCCGAGCACAGCAATACCTAAGTTTACCCCAGCCTATTGTGATTAAGGGGCCGAATACCGAGAGCGTGGTCGACGGTACGGCCCTAATCCCCCAAGTCGACATAAAGCCGATCGCTACGGCCATCCTTGACGGAGAGCAGTGCAAGCTAGACCGGGCAAAGTGTCAGGCTGATCTCACCGACTGGCAAGGAAAAGAGAAGCTCCAAGAGGATCAGACGGCCCAATGGAAGACGGCGGCCAAGGGTGGATCAGTGTGGGAGCGGGCCAAGCATGATGCCTTGATTATCGGAATCACGGGCGGCTTCGCTTATATCGCAGGGAGAGCACACAAATGAACTTCTGGAAGGGTGTATTCAGCGACAACGGAAACCCCAGCTTCTCTCGGGTAGCAACAGGAATTGCGCTCGTAGCGGTGATCTGTTGGATAACCCACATCGTACGCCACCTGCACGCCATGCCTGATTTCAGCGGGCCGAGCCTGTTTGTCGGCACTCTCTACGGCCTGAATGTTGGCCGCAATATTTTCCGCAAGGACGAAGGAGATCAAAAGTGAGTCATTTTTACGCATACGCAACCGGACTTCTCATTGCAGCCATCGGCGGAGGTTTCGCCTATGCTTACCGTAAACGCATTGAATCGGAAGCCAAAGCCGAAGCCTCGAAGCTGAAAGTCTCCGCACTCAAAGAAGCCAAAAAGATTCTGTAAGTTTCGGGCGGCGTCATTGGAGCATGGGGCGAAGCGAACTACGCTCGTGCAGGCGAATCAACGCTGATCGGCTCGAACGGGCATGGGTAGAGCGCGTAGGTTCCTGAATAAGTCCCGGTAAAAGTCCCTGCCGCCCGAAAAGTTCCTCCCACTTGCGCAAACTCGCGCCAGCCTTCTACGAAAGGCTTTTGGGAGGCGTACCGGGGGTGTCGCGAAACTGCCCATCCCCGGACCAAATGTGATATTTACGTCACAAACCCACCGTCTCTCCCCCCAAAGTGACACATACATCACCCCGTACAATTCATCCCAAAAAAGTCATTAAAAGATGACATCGGAGACTGAATGCCTGACGTAGATCGCAGAGCTGTGCCCGCGAAGGTTCATGCCGAGATTCTGAGTCGGCGTGCGGGTGGCGAGTCAAGGGATGCTATTGCACGATCTCTACGGCTTTCCAAAAGTACGGTCACGAACTACATGCACCGGCCCTTACCGCCCGGAGAGCAGCCCACCAAGAAGCGTGCAGACCTAACGTGGCGCGAGATGACGCCGTGGCTAAAGCAAGGCCAGGAACTCAAGCGAAGGGCCTCAAACTCCCAGGACCATGCCGAGATCACGCTTGGGGATGGGAAGGCACCCATCATCCTCGCTACCCTCTCCGATATGCACGTCGGCTCTATTGGGGCAGAGTACGAGCTCTTTACCCAGTTCACCAACGAGATCAACAACACCCCTAACCTATACGTCTCGCTGATCGGGGATTACACGGAGTGGGCCACCGGGCTTCGATCGGTCGCAGAAACGTGCGCTCAGATCATAGATCCAGGAATGCAAAGACTCTTCATCGAATCGTGGATTGAAGAAATCAAGCACAAGGTAGCGTGGGCAACCCACGATAACCACCAATCCAGCCGAAGCGAAAAGTCTATCGGCTATGACCTTTGGAACGACGTGTTTGGCTCGCGGGTGATTTACCACGCCAACATCGGGCATGTGGATGTCCGAGTAGGGAGCCAGCTTTACAAGATTGCCAGTTCGCACAAGTTTCGCGGCGGTTCAATGCTGAATCCCGCCCACGCCTGCATGCGCTATCTCAGGATGGAAGGGCAGGACCGAGAAATCGCGATGCAGGGCGATACGCACGTTCCAATGGCCGCAAAATACCGGGAAGGGCAGTGCACCAGGGTCGTCATCAACACCGGAAACCTTAATCTCAAAAGCGGCTACGCTCGCCGGTATTTCAGCCTTTCCGAGCACCCTTTCTTTCCTTGTCTCGTGCTTTGGCCTGACCGTCACGAGGTAACGCCGCTCTGGTCCGTAGCCGAAGCGCTACGCCTACTGGCCTGGGAAGGTGCAACCAAGACTTCCCGGAAATGATGCGCCATACCGTATCGCGTCTCACGTTATACCGTTCCGCGAGGGTTCCGAGACTGGCGCCTAGCACGCGATCCGCAAGCAGCAATAACACATTGGCCTCAGTGATTGTTGCCCGCCCATGTTTCTCGCCGCGCGGGAGCAATTCAGGATGCAATCGGGCCGGATTCAAGTCGCCGCATAGCCCCTTGCCGACCCGGTGCCGTCCCTTGCTCATCATGTCCGCCGTGTTAAGTGCGGGAGATCCATTAAGGATGTGTTCTGGGTTGACGCAGCGGCGTACATCGCAGGAGTGCATCAGTAGCGCTGGAAGTTCCCCGTGCTTCAGGAAGTAGGCTATGCGGTGCGCTCGCATTGTCTTGCGAGGCTTGCGAATACGAAATGCTCCATAGCCACGCTCGCCTATCGCACCATGCCATAACCAGCAGCCGTCAGACTTCTCGACTTTGGCCCAAAACAGCGATTCGTTGAACTCTAGCGTCATGATTACACGCTAACACAACCTAGCAACGCCAAGCTCTCAAATTCATCGGTAAGTAAACGTTTTTCACAAGTGGTGAAGGTTATTCATGGCCTCTGACCCGACACTTCGCCGATGGTATTTGAAATTTAATGATCAGTGGTTCGGCGCCGCGCTGCCCTATGACCTTGAAGTATTTTGGGAACCCGCTCGTGGGGCTCTTGGGGATACCTGTGAACTTCGCGGAGCGTACATCGACGGTAGGGATACAGGGAAGCCGGAGATGCTGATTCGGATTGATCCAACGCTACGTTTCTCCAGCGCGATGGCGCAAATGACCCTTCTACACGAAATGGTTCACGTCAAACTGCACCCCCACATGGCGCACGGGAAGAGATTCAATGCTGAAATGCTCAAGCTCGCAACATTCGGGGCGTTCAATGGCCGCTGGTAGGCCCCGATTCACCCACGATCCCCCCAATTACTCGTGCTTTACCGGCCTGCCCTTCATTTTCTGCGAAACCTGCTTACTCCCTACTTATGAGCACTTGCTTACTCCGACAGGATGCACTGATTGTGACGAAACCCCGGCCCTTAAACGATCCGCCCATTGTTCGCAAAATGCGACTGAGACACATCAACCGCCAACCCTTTAACCCTCTAAGCGCAGTTTGCCGAACCCTGCAATGCACTGCCGAGGATCACATCAAACTAAAGACTTTTGGAGTAAAACATGGCTAACCCAGATCCAAGCCTATCAGCCCTTTACGCGTTAGTCGGGCAATTTCCGGCTCCGCTTGCTGCTGCTCAATCCACCATCGACGGGCTCAATGCGAATGTCGTCACCCTCAACAATCAGCTCGTAGTCACGCAGGCACAACTCGCTGCTGCCCAAACCTTCCTAAGCGTCGATACCGCACAGATCGCTGCGCTACAGGCAGCACTCGCCGCGGCACTAAGCAAAAGCGGACTGCCAAACTCCCCGCTGTTCCAGAACCTCAATCAGCTCACCAACTTGCAGAAAGCGCCAGGGTGGATACTGGCTGGAGGGGTAGCAGGGAACTCGAAAGGGAATCCGGCCACCGGAACGAGCACTTGGGTGGTAAATGGAGATGGCAGCGCGACGATCACGGTCACGCCCGCAGCCACGGGTTACAACTGCTATTGGTATCTAAAGACGGCCCTGCCAGCAACCGGCGTGCGCTTGGTGGCCTACCACGTCGATTACCGCCTGAGCGCGGCGGCGATGGCGGTACGCAATGCTCTGGAGAACGAAGCGAAAGACTATGACGGCACGAGCGCCTTTGATCTGGCATGGCAGTTGGACTTCAACACCATGACGCTGAGGTATTTCGACTATTTGAACCGGGCTTGGATCGACACGAAAGTGCCCTTCAGCTACACGGCGGGGGATTGGATTGCGGTAGATGAGCTGTTCCTGATTGACCCTGTAAGTGGCTCAAAGACGAATTTGGGCATTGCGGTGAACGGGAAATATAGCCAAGTCAACGCCCTGCAAGCCGGAAAAGCCGATACTTCAAAGCCGTGGTTCTTGGCATCCGTGCAACTGGATACGTCACAGGGGAAGGCGTATTCCTGCGATGTTAACAACATCGGGGTGATCTGGCTTTAAGTTGACAGAAGCATAAGAAGTAGTATGATGGGACCTACTGAGTTGTATCCGAGCCGTTCACGCTTTGAACCCGTGGGCGGCTCAATCTTTTTGCTTGACATGCTGGCTACGCATCCCGTAGTATATGGTTCATGCGGGAAATGAAGTGCAAGCACTGCGGCACCAAGTTCGATCAGAGAGCACTCCATCAAGTTTATTGCGGAGTGAACTGTCGAACGGCAGCATTCAAATACCGCCGAAGAAAAAAGGTTGTATCTCTCAAAAATAAAGTGTAAGGTACGTCCCAACTCAGAAAGGTTCAAAATGTCAGCCCAGTCCATCCCCCTTGCCAGCCAAATCGGAGAGTTGTTCGGATTCCCGATCCCATCGCTTTTTGTCGAAAATCTCTACTTTACGGAATATCTGTACTCTGACTCAAACTTTAGTACTTTGTGGAATATCACGTCCTCCACATACTATCCGGGTGCCCTCATGGGCTCCGGCCAAGAGTTTGTTGAGAGGATCGAAGCTAGGCTCCTAGAATCAGAGCTAAGGGCAGACACGGTGCAAGACCGTGAGCAGTACCAGCTCGCCCGCCGCGTCCTCCGTCGTGCCTACTTCGATAACTGCACCAACGCCTACACCTTAGCTTATGCGTGGATGTACGGCTCTACGCCTGACGTGATGACGTACAAGCGCCAAGCGTATGAGGCATTCCACCTCAAGGGCGAAGTGTGGCCGAGCTATCGCTACTCGTGGCAGTACAAAGCGGCCCAGGCGAAATCAGCCCTCCCCCCAAAGAAGCACAGCAGTTCCGTGCGTATCCCGACAGCAAAGAAGGTAACAGCATGAGAGAAATCCCGCTAACCAAAGGCTATACCGCGGTGGTCGATGACGAGGATTACGAGCGCGTCTCTCGACGTAAATGGTGCGCATTGGTTACTCACCGCAAGGACGGGAGTATTAAGGGTGTCTATGCCCAGCGGCGCGTTTCGCTGGGAGGCGGAGGTAGCGCAATTCAGCTTCTCCACCGATTCATCGCGGGCATCACCGACTCAAAAGTCCAAGTGGATCATGTAGACCATGACGGCCTGAATAATCGACGGGAGAATCTGCGTGCGGCCACCAATACACAGAACAGCAGAAACTCGCGGTTAAGCGCGAACAACACCAGCGGATTTAAGGGAGTGACGTGGGAAAAGAGTCGCGGCTTGTGGCAGGCGCAGATATATATCGCGGGGCGTAACTACGTTCTCGGGCACTTCGCGTCAGCCCAACTTGCAGCCGTCGCTTATGACACCGCCGCCTGCGACCACTTCGGAGAGTTTGCCCTAACAAATCAGGAGTTAAGAGCGGAGGAAGCCCTTTGAAGTCCGACGAAGCAAGGAAGAAATTGTTCGGTCTGATTGATGAGTTTGTACCTAACGAAACACACAATGCGATTCTGAAGGGAATGGCGATCTCGTATGCCTATGACTCTCGCTTAGAAGGCTTTGATAAAGCCTCCGGGCTCCCGAAAGACGAAGTACAGAAAACCTACACGGCGCTTGCGGTGGTGATGAAGGCGGGGAAGAAATGACTAAACCTAAGATTTACTACCACTTCACCGGCAAGAAATTGCGGGATGGCCGAGACGTTCCGAAGGTGGGGGAATGGTTGAAGCATGACGGAGAAATTAAGATGTGCGAGCAGGGACTACATGCCTCTGCGCATCCGTTCGATGCTCTGAGCTATGCGCCTGGGGAGTTTCTTCACAAGGTACAACTTGGCGGAAAGATCATTACCGGGGATGCTGCGTGGGATGCTCAACGCAAGCTATTCGCAGAAAAGGTTGAGAAGGAATTTCAGAAAGCTGGGGCGTTATGACACGTCAAGAGATAGCTGAATGCCAAGCACGACGACGCTGGGCAACCCAGCAGAGCTTCCTCCACGAAGACGATCTAGCTCCGGCTCGCGGAATTGTGAGCGCAGTGACTCTGGTAACGCCTCTTTTGCTGGCTGTCGGGCTGACGGTTTACACACGAAACTTCTGGGCTGGATTTGCGCTGCTGGTCATTGGCGAAGCAGCGTCATGGCAGCTCGTGAAATGGATCACGCGATGACAGTCAAGACGATCTATCTATGTGACGAGTGCGGAGTAGCAACCAGGGGTGCTGGGAATCATTGGTTCGTCGCGGAGAAATCCTCGGGGGGCATCCGAGTTGAGAAATGGTCAAACCCGGATGTGCACGACATCACGCACCTGTGCGGCGAGCAATGCCTTCAGAAGTTCATAGCAAAGTGGGCGAAGCCATGACTATCCGCGAACAGCTCTCAGTAGAACGTCAGAAACAGCGCGGCGAAGAGTTGCGCCGTCAGCTTCACAGTACCCGACTCAAACTGGAGCGTATCACCAGGGACCTCATTGAACTCTACGGAGAGGACTATGAACAAGATAACGCCTGAAATGGTCGCAGCTCTCAAAAAGCCTTTACCGGCAGAGGCCGTGAGTCAGCATCCGACCAAAAAGTATCTCTCTTCTATCAAGCCTATCTACATCGTGGAACGGCTGAACGAAGTGTTCGGGCTGGGTGGATGGGACGTGGGGAACACCTTTGTCGAACGCACCCAGGGAGAGAAGTCAATGGTGATCGTCAAAAGCAATCTGATGATCATCGAATATGGCATTCGGATCGAAGCCTTCGGCGGCAATGACAACGAAGACCTGGGCGATGCCTACAAAGGTGCTTGCTCCGACGCGCTCTCGAAGATTGGAGCCTATCTCTACATCGGCATGGATGTTTTCAAGGGGCTTAATAAGAGTGCCCCGGTACAAGCTGCAGCGCCCTCCCCCAAGCAACCGGCGGCCCCTATAAACGGTAAGCCGCCGGTCACGCCCACGGGATTAGAGGGACATCTCAGCGGCGACCTTCTGACAGCGACCGTGACAGCCATCAGTCACAAGAAGACAGTCAACGGTGGCGATTCGTGGGGGTTCAAGTGTGGCGATAAGTGGTTCAACGCTTTCAATGCCGCAGTCGGACAGGCGGTAATTAAGGGAGGGACCTACACCTTCCAGATGGAAACGAAGGGGAAGTACACCAACATTGTCGGGATTGTGAATCCGAATGAACTAGCGGAGCCAGCCCGGGAAGGATATGACAACAATGATTGTCCTTTCTAGGGAACGCCATGAAGACGTGTAAACAGTGCGAATTGAGCAAGCCGATCATGGAGTTCTATGCTCACGCAGCGATGGCGGATGGGCACTTGAGCTTTTGCAAGGCGTGCGTGAGGGCGAGAGTAACTAGGCATCGCTCTGAGCATCTGGACGCGATTCGACTTCACGACCGGCAGCGCGGAAGGACTGAGGCGAACAGGGCTAGGGTTAGGCGGTATTACGCCGCAAATCCCGACAAATCAGCGGGGAGTAAACAAAAATGGGCAGCGCGCAATCGACACAAGATAGCGGCTCATTCTGCGGTGAATAACGCAATTCGCGATGGCAGGCTGGAGAAACTACCCTGCCGCTGCGGAGAGTGTGCCGTCGAAGGACATCACCCCGACTACGGAAAGCCATTGGAAGTGATTTGGCTCTGTGAGAAGCACCACAAGGAAGAGCACCGGAAGTACAAGGAGCAGGTATGACCCTTTCTCGCCCTCGATGGACAGCAAAGATGGAAGCAGACGCCAACCGTCACCAGGAAGCCAGCCGTCACCAGCAGGAACTAAGCCTCCGGCGTCTAGGCGCCGCAACCCGAAACCATGCTGTGTGCAGTTGGTGCGAAGAAGAAGTTGAAGGCACTTTGGACGGGCTCTGTCAACTCTGTAACTTGAAAAGCGCAAACTTCGACACTCTATTGGAAAAGCTTGCTACCGAACGGACACAAGAGCAGCGAGACGCACTCAACGAATCACGTGGGAAACTGTAGCACTTTAGGGGTAGTGGATGGCTAAGGACCCGGCGATTCTGATTTATCCAGCCGATTGGTTGAAAGACGAAGTGAGTGGGTGCTCTATCGCAGCGCAGGGATTGTGGTGGCGGATGCTAATTGTGATGCACGACTCGGAACGACGCGGATACCTTCAGGCGAATCGTCGGCCTATGACTGAGCAGTTCATTGCCAGCAAGTGTGGCGTTGATGCTCAGACGTACTCGACCCTGCTCTTGGAGCTAGACGACGTGGCGGTCCCGAGCCGGACAGCAGAAGGAATCATCTACAACCGCCGCATGGTGCGCGACGAAGAAAAGCGAGCACAGGATCGGAAGCGTCAGCAAAAGCACCGTTGTGTCACACCAGATGTCACGCATGATGTCACACCCTCTGTCACGCCGTTGTCTGTAGATGTAGATGTAAATGCACTTGTAGTTGATTTAGGAACTAAAACTGCAAAAGTTAAAGAAATTAGGGAAGTTGGGTTTGAAAGTGAGCCCGGACTTGACGGCGAAGAGTGGATTCGGCGGTTCAAGCGGCTTTGGCCCAAGCCCGGCGGAATCGAAGTGATTTCTGTGGCCTTCGACGCGATTGAAGAGCTGGTTGCGGTTGATGGCAAGAAACGGCTTGAGGCGGCTGAGTATATCGCGCAGGAACTGCGGCGGTGCGCTCAGATCGTGCACCACTGGCCGCGTGAGAAAAAACACCTAATCCCTTCATTACATACGGTCTTGAAGGAACGACGCTTTACTTGGGACGACGCACTTTGGGAGCAAAACAATGGAAAACCAACCGAACCTCAACACACTGCTAGCGACGGCAAAGACCGCATACGAGCCCGACTTGGACTTACTAGAGCGCCTGCGGATCGGCCAATTTAGACGAATGCTGGATTACTTCCCCGGCGCAAAAATCAGCGACGGAACACAGGATGAATACCTGATCGGGTGGGGAAAGTTGGTAGAGAAATGCGGTCTGACGCGCTTTGAGATCGCACTTGACCAAGTGAAGCGGCACAAGACAGACCGCGAAGGGAATATCGCGCCAAGGTTGGCCTATGAGTTCCCATCGCCTTCGGAGATTGAAGCGGCTGTACCTCCCGCTTACGTGAGGGATTTTCACCGCCAGATGGGTGACCCTGACGATGTGTGTTCTGACTGCAAGGGCACCCACTGGAAAGAGGTGCTGATGACGATTCAGACGCCTGGGTGGGGATCGAAGCAGGTAATCAAAGCGCAGCGCTGTGGATGCTTTGAGGCATACAAGGCGGCGCGGGAAGCGAACCCAGGATTTAGAGGGGCGAAATGAGCGCAGCAATAGTTCAACGGGCCTATGCGCCTCTAATAGCAATCCAGCGACACATGGCAGAGATCGAATCTCACATGAGGGCGTTGCGGGCTGAGGTGTCGGTGCTAAGTTGCAATCCGGTTCCGGTTTACAAGGGAGAGCCAACCGGAGAGCAGATTGTCGGGTGCGTCTGTCGGCAGTGGGGAATCAATGCGGAATATATCTTTAAGCGCAGCAACTCCCCGTGCTATCTCGTTCCCCGTCGCGCCGCAATGTACCTGCTTCGCAAACACACGTCGCTAACACTCCACGGTATCGCGAGAATGTTCGGACAGCACCACACGACAGTAATGCACGGTATTTCGCGCTTTGAGAAGCAGATGAAATCCAACATTCATATCGCAGCGCGAGTGGAGCTGCTGGAGCAGGCGCTGCGGGTAAACAATTCAAATCCAAACTGAAGGGAGCTTGTTTCCTAGAAAACCGAAAACACGAGCAAGAACCAATCGAGGCGGCCTTATTCCCTGCTGGAGTGGGGCCGCTTTAAAAAGAGGAAATATGAAGGTTACACCGAAGATCAGCGAAGCGAACGTACAACGGGCTATCTGTGACCTCTTGAGCGCAAAAAAGATTCGCTATCACAGGATGAATGCCGGGGATCGGCTGATGGAGTCCAAGGGCAAGACGTACCGCATCCGAGGCCACGAGAAGGGTTGCGCCGACATTTTAGCTCTGGTCAATACGGGTGCGCGAGTGACTTGGCCGCTCTATGCGACTCGGCCCGTCATTCTTCCGCTTTACATCGAAGTGAAGCGGCCCGGGGGAAAGCAGAGCGCGGAGCAGTGGGACTTTGAAACGGCGGTCAATGCTTACGGCTGTGGCTACCTACTGGCCGACAGCATAGACGTAGTAGTGGAGTGGCTGAAGGAAAGGGGATTGTGATGACCGAAGAAATCAAGGATGTAAATGAAGCAATTTGCGGATGGAGTGATCCCAACAAGGGGGTTACATTTTCCGAGATCATCCAAGCTCTTCCGAAAGACGAGCGATTCATGGGCACAGTCTATGCCATGAACACGCTTCTTCAACTGAAGGGAATTTATAGCCCAACTGAGTTCGAGTGTCACTTTCGGCAGTGGGCTGCGAAGCACGGAAGCCTGTGATGCCATGACCCTAACGAAAGATCAAGCGCGTGCCGAGGTTAGGCTTGAACTGATTGGAGTAGTTCACTTGGCGAAGCTCGACGGATTGACCCGCGCAGAGTTTGAGGATCTCGCTGCCCACATATGGGATGAAGTTCAATTAGCCGTACAAAACGATGCCGCTGTCGCCGAAGTCTACGCCTACCGATCTGACCGCGATTTGCCTCGTCCGCAAGATAAAAGATCGGGCGCGAAAACTCTATACCAAGTGAAGCGTGAGAAGGGGCGGAAATGACGAAACAGGTAGTCGCGTTTGTCTGCGAGTTCTGTCCGCGAAAGAAGCGGTTTGCGGTTAAGGGAGCGGCGACTCGTCACGAGAACTCATGCTTCTATAACCCAGCGCGTCGGGCATGTGCGACCTGCGAGAATCTAACTCTTGTGCCTCTTCAAGCACCATCGTGCGCGAAGGGCATTCTCCCGATCGTTGGCGGCCCAGAAGAACCGGATCAGATGATGACCGCTGATTGCGCGGAGTGGGAACCCGCCCTGGAGAACTCCCCATGATATTCACAGCTAAAGATTTGGCGATGAGCCGAGACTGAGAAGGTGAGAACAATGAGCACAGGCTGGGGTAAACGTGGAATTACGCCGGAGGCATACGGATGGGACTATGACGGGGCGTGCCTGAAATCGGCTTGGACAATGGCAACAGTATCGGTAGGCATCTTTCAGTGGGTGCCTCGTGCTAGGGGTAAGGGATTGAAGCGCGGTAAGGTGGTGAAGCGGATTCGCGGATATAGGGACCACGAGCAGACGATCTATGCTGAGGCTGAGCGGTGGATCGCACTACACGGGCCCGATTGGGGCGCGAAGTGACCGCCGAGCAAGCCCTACGCAACTTCCTGAGATCGCAGAGACTCCTCGCACAGGAGAAGAAGAAAGCTGTGCGTCGGCTCAAGGGAATCAAGGCAAAGAAGAAAACGCTGCGACCGGGCAGGCTAGAGGGAAAGGTGCTGGAAGATCTGAGGTGGGAGTGTTTTCAGCGGGACAACTGGCGCTGCTGTGACTGCAAAGCGCCAATTTCATGGACGGGGATGTATTTCCACGCACGCGGTGAAATGGCCCACATACGGAGTAGAGGGGCATCTGGTACGGACACCTTGGACAATATAAAAACCATGTGTCCAAAATGCCACCGACTTGAACATAATGGAGGCAAGCCATGTCCACCAAAACGTTAGACGATCGCCTTTGGGCGAAAGTTGAAAAGTCGGATGGATGCTGGATATGGCACGGGGCTCACGACGGGCGAGGGTATGGAGCGATTCGGGGAAAACTCAACAATCCGAAAGACTGTCCAAAGAAAGGGAGAACATGATCAGCGATGAGCTAGAAACCGCACTACGAACAGCAAAGGCCCATCTTGAATGGTGGGTGAGTTTCTGTGTCTGGAAGAATTTACGGATCGACCGCACGGAAGCGGTGATAGCGGAATTAAACGCCTCGCTTGCCAAGTGCAGAGAGGTGAAAAAGTGAGCCTCAAGGAACATTTTGAAGTAGGGCCTCCGATCGTCTGCGATTACTGCGGTATGTGTCCGTGTATTTATGAAGTAGCTCCCGAAGCCAAGCCAGAAGTTCGGAGTGGATTTACTGTCGTGATTCACGACCACTCATTGGAGCTTTCGAAAAAGCACACGCCCGAAAGCTTGCGCTTTGCTATCGGTGAGATGTTGGACAAGCGCGGATACCAAGAAGAAGTCGATTACACGTTGGAGGTCAATCGAACTTATGAGCAACGATAACCCGCCCAGCGCAGCCGAGGCTCGCGCCAACGAGCTGGAAACTGCACTACGAACCGCGAAGGCTCGCGCCGAAGCGCTGGAGAAAGATCGGGATTACTGGAAGGTAAAATATCATTCTATTCGTGGGCTGGATAAGCTGACGAACGGCCCGAAATCCCAAATTCCATAGAAATAATCCGTAAAACTGTAAAATATATCTTGATTCTCATACAACCCCTATGGTAATGTGTACATCGTCACAAGGCCACAAGCTGTAGCGGTGTAATTCCGGTAGCGACCCGGATCACCAAAACGCGCTGCTCGGCCCGCGAGCAATCCCGCACGCTCCAAAAGGACAATCTTCTGACAACTAAGACAGTCTACAAACTGCCGATCCGCACCCCTATGGGCACAATTTGTGAATGGGTTGAGCGCAAAGAAGCGCGCGAGCGAATGAAATGGGGCGGATACACCTGGGGCCCACGCTGTGAAAGCCTGATCCTCCAAAAACGCGACGACATGCCCAAAGTCGATGATGAGAGCTGTCGCATGGGTCCCAACGTCTCAGAAGCGAATGCAGACGGAAAGAACTGGGCTATGGCACTCGTGGCCGGCTGGAAGCCTTCGGAGCTATATGTCTGAGACTGCCTACGCACCCAAATACTGTGAACAATGCGGCAGAAGCATGTTGATCATTGTGGGGTCAGGGCAGAAGTACTGCGCAAAGCACCAAACCATGACTGTCGAACCTGCGCCAATGCTCCCCCGGCTGCTTTGGAGCAACAAAGACGCTGCATGGGCAGAGCTTCCTGAGTTGTTGAATCCAAGGCATATCCAGTGAGCAACTACGGTGGCGATTGGCAAGCACTGAGAGCAGCTCGCGCAATCGTGGAATGGGCTGATCCCTACCAAAAGCAAGTTCACCTCGAAACCCTCTTAGCAATTGCGGAAGAGAATCAAAATGTGGCTAATTCTCAAGCTCTTAAAGGATATAAGCATGGCACAAGATAAGCTCCAAGCCTCAGCCGCTGCTCTACAGGCAAGTGTAGACGCTCTAATCGCAAAACTCTCAGCCGTACAATCCGGTGGAGACGCAGACCAATCCGTAATCGACGCAGTCCAAGCAAGCCTTGACACCGAAAACGCGAAGGTTCAGGCAGTATTGAATCCGCCCGCCTAATCTATGGAAACTCATATTCCCGCCAAGAATAAAGGCGGAAGGCCGAAAGGGAGACTGAACAAAGCCACGGCAGAAGTCAAGAAACTAGCCCAAAAGCACGGGAAAGAGGCAGTAAAAACCCTCGTAAAGCTCATGCAAACTGGCGAAACCCAGACAATAAAGCTCGCAGCAGCGAAAGAACTGATTGACCGAGCTTACGGGAAAGCCTCACAGGCAGTAGAACATACAGGCCCGCAAGGTGATCCGATTCAGGTTTTCATTCACCAATTACCACCAAGGCCAGATCCAAGCACAATCAAGCCTGAGTTTGAATGAGCAAGCTATGGACACCGACACCAAAGAACGAGATCATTCGGCGCTCGATAGCTACGAACAAGCTAAGAGTTGGAGGAACGGGAAGCTCAAAGTCTTCAGACGCTTTGATGGAGATTTTCGAGAATTACCTGTGTCGTTGGCCCGGATATCATGCGTTGTGGTTACGCAGAAACCTGACAGATTTACGCAAAAGTACGATATTGGACTGGAAAGAGTTCATACCAAGGGACTTGTATGACTTCCACGAAACAAATCTGGTGTTTACTCTCAGGCACAACGGCTCGAAGCTATTCCTCGGACATCTCCAGAACAACTCCGAACGGGATCTCCAGCAGTATCTCAGTGCAGCTTTCCCGCTTATCAACTTGGACGAATGTGGGCAGTTCAGTGGAGAAGCGTACCGTTTCCTTAAAACTCGGAACCGAGTCAACCGAGAGTGTAAACAAGACCAGCTAAACGAATTGCCAGTGCCAGTGATGATGTCGGAAACCAATCCCATTGGTCCGCACTGGATGTTCTACAAGACGCAGTTCGTTGACAAGAAGCCTTACGATCCACCTGAAGGCGCACGGAAGGACAGGAACGGGCGTTACTGGACTAACAAGTTTGGCCCGATTGAAGGAGAGTGGAACGCAGAAGATTGCGAGCTCGTGTTCAATCCGGACGAGTGGGATTACGTTCATTCAACGATTCTCGATAACCCGTATCAGATGGAGCGTGATCCTGATTACATCAGAAAGCTCCAGGCTTTGCCAGAGGCGGAAAAGCAGAAGTATCTGTACGGGTCAATGGATTCCACGGTTGGACAGTACTTCGATTGCTGGGATGATGGTGTCCATGTTGTTGATTTAGAGACTGATCCACAAGCCGTGATATGGCAGCCTTGGCAACCGCGTTGGATAGGATGGGATTGGGGTCGAGCGCACTGGACAGCGATGTACTGGTTCACGATTGCTCTGGTGCGATCAGGAATCAACGCGGAATACAAGCAGCAGACGGTTTGTTATCGCGAGTATGTTGACCGAAACAAGGATTACAAGACGTTAGCTGACGTTTGCGCACAACTGACGCAAGCAGGGCTCCCTGGCAATCCAGACGCAACGAGTCTGAACCGGATCTTCCTGAGTCACGAGCAGTTCAACAAGCGGTTAAACGAGACACAAGCGCCATCAATGGTGATCTCTCGGCACTTGACAGAGCGTGGCTTACCAGCAGCAACTAGGTTCAATGCTGGGTCAGGCTCACGCATTGCCAAGGCCACGCTTGTTTACGACATGCTGCGGACTCGCAAGCTGGTGGTAACAAGCAACTGCCTGCACCTGATTGAAGGCTTGCCCACACTGATTCGAGATGAAGCGAACCTCGAAGACGTGTTCAAGGTTGAAGGTGTTTCGAAGGCAGATGACTGTTACGACGCCTTTGCTTCTGGTTTGTACAGTTGGTATGGCAAGAACGCTCCCCCGCAAGAAGTCTTAGACCGAGAGCGGCTTAACAAGATTGCAGACCCGTTTGCACGTCGGCTAGAGCAATTCAAGCTGACGAAAGAGCGGGAAAAAGAAGCTGCGCAGGTGGACGATAACCGGCCAGCGTGGATGAGTTGAATGGATCTCTTTGGCCGCGCCCGATTCTTAGCTGACCTGCTTGCGCGTGAGCGGGCGATGTATGAGCGCCTGATTGCTGAGAAGGATGCAATGATCCTGCGGCTTACGATGGAGATTGTGGAGCTGAAAGCGCCCAAGCCGCACAAGAAGGCAAGCGAGATGGCGCATCAGGTACACATCTTGCCCGCCCCTGACTTTGGAACAACCGATTACCAACAGGAATTGCAGAACGTAGAAGCGTATTACGCGAAGGAGAGCGAAGCCGATGGCGTACAAAAGCAGTGATGGAAAGCAGTTCTCGAACCGCCCACCGATGAAATCGCATGAGGCATCGTTGTCGGCCAAGAAGCAAGAACCTTTGCAATCGCCCGTAGCGGAAGAAGGCCAAGGCCCCGGCGGAGAAGCTCCCGAGCAGGTCGCTGCGCAGCATGGCCCAGCGACCGAAGTTCATGTGATGCACGATCATGGTGTTGGGCATCATTCCGTGCATTCCGTACACCCAGACGGTCACGAACATCATTCCGAGCATGGCTCGGCAGAAGAAGCCCATGATCACGCCAAAGCGTTGGCGTCAGGTGGACATGGCGAACCGGATGGCGACGAAGGCGAGTTGGGTGGAGAGGTCTACTAATGACCGAACGTGAGCGCTGCTCGATCCTTTGCGGCACGGTGCCAGAGGACGAAATCCCCCATCTACTTGAATACATGAGCACGATAGGTCGGGAAGTGACCTTGCACTACGATCAGGGGGATGGGACGATTTATTGGGACGCGCAGAAGAAGAGCACTGAAATGAAACTCATCGACACAGCCAACCGAGCCTTTCAAGCCTAAATGGACGAACAGACCAGCTTTAACCTCACTGACTTACCGTTAGGCAGCATCGCTGCGTGTGATGTGTCCGATGAAGTGATGTGGACGCACGCGGAAAACGATGAGCAGGGTGGGGAAAGCAAGCTCTCAACGTTGCAGATGAACGCTCTCTCCGGCATGCGAGAGACGTGCGCGAAAGCAGAGACGCAGGCAAGACGCTTAGAGATCGAGCTCGCTTGGCTGCTTCGTTTGATGGATAGAGGATTTCATTACATTTTTCCCGGCAAGCAGGGTGGGTGGGTTCTAACCAATCCAGCGTCCAAAGGCCAATCGCCCTATGTAGACGCGATTATCGGCAACCGTCACCCGCTCAACATCATTGGAGCAAAGAACGACATCATCGTTTCTGCCCTGACGAGAGAGATACCAGGGCAGGCGTTCTTCCCAAAGTTCCCAAACAGTGATACGTCGATTACGGCAGCAGGTGCAGCCAACAACTATAAGCTGTTTCTAGCCGACGAGAACTGCTATGCCGAGCGTGCGGGAGAAGCCGCAAGGCTAATGTGCACGGATGACCGCGTAGTGTTCTACATGCGCCCTGTAGCCGATGCGCAGCAGTTTGGCTACGAAGATGAGGCACAAGACGCTGTACCAGAGACGGAAGAACAGCTTCCTGAGGGTGGAGGACATCAAAAGCCCCGCATTAGGCAGGTGCTCAGCGTCTATGGGAAGTTAGAGCACAAGACGCAAATCGTCTCCGCCAACGGGAAAAGCCCGTATGAGCAGCTTTATGAAGAGATGGACGTTGCGACAGCGCGAGGAATGGCCCCGTGGGTCGCTGATCAGATCACAGGTGGAGATGTAGGCACGGCGGAAGTCCAGCTTGACCGGATGGCACGATGCTCGATTAAGCTCGCACTCAAGGGAACGTACTCAACTGGCGATTCGCTGATGCGCGATGTAACCGTGCAGCGAACGTGGTTACGCCCAGAGATGTTCTTAGACGATAGCTGTCCTAAGACGTTGCGTGAGTTCTTCTTTGGCAGCTTCCCGAAGGGCTGTTTAGTCGTTTATGTTGGCAAAGTCTTTGCTTACTGCCGCAACGAGTCGCCCGATGAGGTTCTGACTGTCCTCCATGCACGAACAGGCTCAGGACAGAACCGGCGGGCGATTACTGAAGCCTATGCAGGACCAAATCTCCGATTGAACAACTGGAATGAGCTGTTAGACCAGAAGTTTCGCAAGAGCATTCCTCGAACGTTCTATGATAAGAACATGTTCAACGTCCCTGCCTTGCGAGCAGCTAGCGCTACCGTAGGGGCGATTGACCCATTTGACGCACAAGCAGCAGGCTTAGTTGACCCGAAGAGTGGAATCCTGCAATCTCCCGTCGCCAGCGTAGAGCAGACCATCCCTGACGCAATCCAGTACTTCGCTGGGCCTCTAGCGGAAGAGCTGACAGGCGCTCAGCCGTCAATGGCAGGCTCGCAAGATGATGACGATCCTGAGACGTTAGGGCAAAGCCGCTTACAGAACGCACAGGCAATGGGCAGGCTTTCTGAACCCTATCAGGCATTACGCTCAGGGTTCTGTCGTGCCACCAAACAGGGCGTTAGCTGGGCTCCGCGAGTGATGCCACAGAATGCGAAGCTGGAGCGCTCATTCGGTTCCAAACGCGTCTCTGTAGAAGTTTCTGACATTGATGGCGACTTGATTGAATGCGTACCTGAAGGCGAAGGGAATATTCCTGAGTCGTACGAAGAGCGCAAGCAAGTCTTTCGGTCGATTTGGTCAGCCGCAGAGGCCAACCCGAATGGTCCTTCAGCAGCGTTTTTGTCAAACCCTATCAACCGGGCAAAGTTCAAAGAGTTCTTGCCCAAAGGTGCCACGATTGATGGAGTGGATGCAGTAGAGAAGCAGCAAGGCGAGTTTGAAGTCCTGATGTCCTCAGCTCCACAGCCCAATCCACAGTTTATGCAGTTGCAGCAGATGCTCGAGCAGGCCCAGCAAGATCCGACAATCCAGATCGACCCACAGAAGCAGCAAGCCCTTCAACAGATTCAGCAGCAAGCACAGAGCACTCCGCCCGAAGTCTCGTCCGTAAAGATCAAGCCAACGGACAACCATCCCATTGAAGCGATGGTTACACTATCAATGATTAACTCCGCAGAAGGACGTAAGTTAGCAACCAGTCCAAGGCCACAAGATCAAGCTGGCTTCCAGAACTTGACACTGCATTATCAAGAGCATGATGCAGAGGCGAAGAAGACTTCCGCACTGAACGCGCAGCCGATTCCTCCGCGTACGAGCATCACGGTAGCAGCCGATAAGTTGCCTCCACAAGCGCAGGCAGGCGCGTTGGCAAAGGCTGGGATTCCGATTCAGCCTGAACAGTTGCAAGGCGATATGCAGCCCCACGAACAGAAGATCGAGCAAGAGCACATTGACCCGATGACGGGTGCAAAGACGAAGACGACGCAAGCAGTCATGAATCCAGAGCACTAGGAGTTTAGATGTCAGCAGATGCAGGAGCACTGGCAACGGTAGAAGCGCCTGAACTGGATTTAACAGTTCCCGAAACACCGGACACAACGGCGCAGGAACCCACTACCGAAGCCCCCAAAGTCGAAGACAAGCAGACTGAAGCGAAGGCGGATGCCCGTCGCAATCCTGACGCGATCCGTAAAACGCTGAAATGGTTGTCTGAGCAAAACGGTGGTGAGTTCAAGTCGCAAGCCAGTGCTCTCAACCACGAACTCGGCAAGTCGCGGGCATATTCGCAGGTTTATCCCACAGTCGAAGAAGCGCGCAGCTCGAAAGCCCTATTTGAGTCAGTGGGTGGAGTTGAAGGGATTCAGAACCTTCAGAGCTCTCGGGCGAAGGTTGAGCAGATTGACTCGCAACTAGCTGCGGGCGATCCAGCCGTACTTGACGCGCTATTTGCTGACGACACCAAAGAGGGGATGACCAAGCTGGTTGCCCCGATTCTGGAGAGAATTGCGCAGCAGAATCCACAAGCGTATGAGCAGGCGATTACCCCTCACGCTCTGGGATTTATGGAGAAGGCTGGACTCGTAGGCTCGTTGAATGCCTTGGTCGCAGCGTTCCGTAAAGGCGATGCAGAGACCCAGAAAGACGTACTGACCGACATTGTGAATTGGTACAACGGTCTGCGACAGAACTCGCAGACGGTACAAGCCAAGACGCCTGACCCGGCACGAGAGAAGTTCGATGCCGAGCGCAAAGAGTTTGACAAGAAGCAGCATGATGCGCAGGTTGGAGAAGTCTTCAACGGGAACCTGAACTATGCCAGCTCAAAGATTGATGAGCACCTGAAACCCTACATGGCAAAGCTGAACCTCAAGGGTGAGGCTTTGGAACTGTTGCGGCAGGATGTTTGGAAGAAGTTTGAGAAGACGCGCAACGCTTCGCCCGAGTTCAAAACCTTTACTTCTGCCAACTATAAGCAGGGTAAGGGCTTCAAAGACGCAGCTCAGGCAAAGACCTATCTGAACAATCTCGTGGACATGCGCATGAAAGAAGCGGTTGACGGGATGGTGAACACGCGCTACGGAGCTTATTTGAAGACCGCAGCCAAGCCCAGCCCAACCCAGCCAATCAAGCCACAAGCCGCCGTCCCGAATCCACAGGGGCAGGCTCCGCGCAACAGTTTTGAAAGAACGCTGGCTACGAAACTCGCAGAGATTCGTGGTCGCGCACGGTAATACCTCACAGGTCGCCCGAGAGCGGCGTAAAACTATTGTGCACTGTGAGTTGTAGTAACTGAAGCTGATTTGTCGGGAAGCGTCCGAGAGAGACGTAAAACTACATCCCTTTCCGCAATCACTCGGGTGAGTAAACAGGCCAACCAGCCTGAATCTTATCTAGGAGATTGCAATGCCCAATCCAGTAAATGAAGCAGCGGTAGAGAGTGTTGAACTGGAAGAAGTTTCCGAACTTCTCCCTACTCTCTTCGCGGAATTTGATAGCGCCTACAATCTGTTCAAGAAGAAGGCGAAAAAGACCAACATTGCGAACGTAACCAGCGGCGGAGCTCTCACTACCCGTGCAGCTTGGCGCGTTCCCATGACTGTCCAGGGCGGCTCCCCGATCCAAGTTGGCACGGGCGATTCGACCTCTCTCCTGCGTGGTAACGGCTCGGCGTATGCGGCCTTTGCTTTGCAGCCCGTTTGGATGTTCAACGTCTGCGAAATTACTCACCTCGCCCAAATGGCGACGGAAGGTAAAGAGCGTGGCATCGTTTCTATCCGCACGGACGAGTTGAAGCGCAGTCTGAAACAGTTCTCGACCGGGATTGAAGGGCTAGTGAACGGCGACGGGTCTGGCACCATTGACCAGATTCCGACTACCGGCACGGTCTCCAGTTCGTCCGGCTCGGGCGCTCAGACTTCGTACATTTCCGGCATGAACGTGGCAGCTCGTTTCACCGACCAGCAGGTTGTTTCCGTCTTTCCTTCGATTGGCGGCGCAACCCGTGGTGTGGCAACGATTAGCTATGTTGATCAGGTATCGAATACGCTGTACTTCTCCACGGCTCTGCCTTCCACGGGTGGAGCAACGGCTACGGGCGATTACCTCGTAGTGCAGGGTGGAGCAGGCACGGCAGGCAGTTCGGTGCTTGGCATCCAGGCTTGGAACGTCAACAGCAACGTGGGTTCGATTGCAGGAGTAAACCGGGCGCTCTATCCAGGCCGCCTTTCGACTCCGACGATCAACCTCAGCGGCGCGCAGATCGTTCCTTCCACCTTCCTTCGCGCCTCCATCCTTTTGGGCCGTGCGTTGGGAGCGGATAACGAAGCACAGGAAAGTGGCATCTGGTACGGACCTCCCGAGCAGATGTACACCTTCCAAAGCCAGTGGTACAGCCGCATGATCACCCAGAACAAAGAGGGCGACAGCGGTATGGACACGGGTCGTAAGAACTTTGCCAAGACGATGGGCGAGCGGGATTACCAGATTTCCTGGACCGCCAACCCAAACCGTGTGGACATGCTCGTGATGGACAATTGGCTGTTTGGTGAACTCAAAGAAGTTGGGCTATATGACTTCGGCGGGGGCAACACCATCATGCCAGTTCCCGATGTGGGCACCTCCAACGGCACGTACTTGACTAACCAGATGTTCGTGTACGAGTGCGGCTTCCAGCTTTGCAACGCTGCACCGCGTAGCGGCATTTTCATTCAGCAGGCTAGTCAGTTGGCTGTGTAGTTTCCTCCCTTGAACGCAGGGCTGCTCCTTCGGGGTGGCCCTGCCCTTTTTGAAAGGTATAAGAATGAGTGATTTGGAAGTAGTGGACCGACGAAGAGTGAATTTTGAAGGCGAGAACATCGAACCTGCGTCCTCGCGCAAGTTGGGTGGTCTGACCCCTGCATTTGATCGAGTGCTGATCAAGGTTCTGCCAAAAGAGAATACGGGCACGATTGTCTCTCCTGACGCTTTTGATGAACCCAGCCTTTATGGTGAAGTGATAGCCGTGGGCTCAGGCGTGTACATGGGTGGTTCAGTCTATCCCATCCCGTTTCAAGTGGGCGACATAGTACGGTACACGCTGGTCAGCTTTGAGTCATTGACCGATAAGTTCTCTGACGCAGAGCCGGGGCAGTATGGCTTTGTGCGAGCACAGGACATCCGCTGCTACTGGCATGGTTAAAGCAGAGTGTCCTGAAGAGATCCAAGAGCGGCTAACCGAGATTGTCGGGACAAACGTCTATGGGCAGCCGAACTTCCTGATTGTCTGGAGTCAGTCACAGACGTGTCAGGCAGGCGGAATCTGGCCTCACGATCAGTACGCAGGATACCGGCAAGTCTACACCGCAAACGGCTCGCCTAATCCTCCCTTACAGGGGTATTGGATGATTCTGGAGTGGATGGCCCCAGCAACGGGCGAGGGAGTGTATCGCTTCCTCAATCGTGACGACAGCGGGCTTTTGACGCTAGGACATTTCGAGCATTCCGGGAATTACCAGATTGCTTTGAAGTTGCAGAGCAAAGAAATCGTTAATGGGACATTGCAGATTACCAGCCTGCCACTAACGGGAGAGATCCTCGATTTCGTCGCCCCAGTGATTCTTGCGGCAAAGCACGTTTCTATCGAAAAGCGCCAGATGCAAGCCCGTGTAGATAGAGCACGAATGGAAGAGCGTCAGCACAAGACGCTTGAGGCAGTAGCGCATGATGTCAGGGCTCCGTGGCATGGAGCGACGGCAGCATCGTTTGCAGGCCAGAAGAATCGCAACGTCGCGGTAGCACAGCGCATGGACTTGATCGAGCGCCAGTGGAATTGGGCTCTGAAGAATATCAAGCAAGTACGAAAAGGATTTGGAACTGGGGCATTCGCCTCTTAGGAGAGATATGGCAACTCACAGCGTAGTCCCCAACCCCAGCCGAAGCGCGACGGGTACAAGCAACAGCATTGCGAACAGCCGTAATGCCTGCGCGGAAATCGAAGTCACAGCCTTTCGTGCTCCTGACTACGTTCTCCACCTCTACACCGTCTCGCGGCGAGAGTTCACCCGCCTTGCGCCTCCACTCTTCCCACGATTGATTATCCCTGCGTGCAAAGAGGGTGAGCGGTACAAGAAAGTCTGCGATATCCCGCATCCTGTCAACCAGATCGAGCAAGATCCCCACAACCCGGAGAAGACGGTTTGCTACCAGCACGACGCCAAGCGGGTCGCAATGGATCTCTGCAACCCATCGAACGTCTCGTTGAACCTGGATGCTCGCGCAGAAGACCTCGAAGCAAAGAAGTGGTATGAGCTGAACGGCGACACGAACAACTACATCCGGCAAGGCGTGTTTTGGAGTGCGAACGAGCCTCCCACGGAAGAAGAAATCAAGGCAGCAGAAAAGCGGGTAGAGAGCTTCTACCGCATGTTGCTGCGAACCTTGGATGAGATTCCCGACTCCGACCCTACGAAGCAGCAAGTAATTTCAGGTAACGCCGATGCTCATTTAGCCTGTGACTTCTTTGGCGAAGAGCGTCCGTGGCATACCACCTTCGTTCATAAAGTCACTTGTTCGAACTGTGGCGAAAAGATTAACAAAGGCATTGCCTTTCATCGTTCAAACGGCGCGATCTGTGTGCTCGATTGGAAACGAACCCTGAAGGCGGGTGCGGTGAAACTTGAGGATGTACCTGAAGAGTTCCGCCCGAAGGCGAAGGCGTAAGGAGTAAGCGATGCCTGTTGTCGTCGTCATCAACTACCCTTCAATGGAGACAATCACCAGTCTAGTGCGTTCTATCGTGCGCGATGATATGGCAGGAGCGACTGGCACCATAGGCGAAGGTCAGGTGTTTGTCGATAACCTCGCGTTAAGTGTGACGCTGGGCAACTTCTTCAACTCATCGCTCCGGGAATTGTGCAGGGCGCTCCGCATTGCTAGCTCGCCAACGCTCATCCGGGATAACTATGATCTGATTGGGCTTCCAGTCGTCAACGGGCCTTTGGGCTCTGCAACTCCTGACCCTTCGATACAAGTCTCTCTAGGATTTACCGGGTTCTTTGACGGCTCCGAGATTTGGCCGGATTTCACCCTCCCTTCTGATTGTCTTCATGCTGACGTGGTGTGGGAGCGGCAAACCGGAACGAATAACAGCTTCAGCCCTATGTCCCAACCAGCACGTTCCCTTGCAGGGATTAATCAAGGCGTGATGAATGGCGAGTGGGAGTGGCGTGGCGATGCGATTTGGATGCGCGGATCACTTCAGTCCTGTGACCTCCGTCTGCGTTATTCGTGCAAGATGCCTGACCAGTACCAGTCAGGAATAGTTCTTGCGACGACTTACGTTCCCATCATGGACTGCGAAGAGGCGATGGCGTATCTGATCGCCAAGAGGATTGCGATTCGTCAGCAGTCTGCACTGTTGCCGATTATCGCGCAAGAAGCGAAGGCGGCAGTCGATACGTTGGTGAATGAGCAAGTGAAGCGCGACCAAGGCAAGGATTATGACGTACCTGCTTTCGGCTCGGAAACCTTAACTTTGATGTAACAAACCCCGCGAGGAGCGGACAACCGCAACAATGCTCTGAGGAGGAGCGTCCAACATGGCAGCAGGCGATTCCACCGTAAAGATTACCCCTAACACTTTCCCGACTGGCAAAAGTCAGCTCCAGAGTTCCGAAGAAATCTACGGAACGTTCACCGTGGTCGAGGGCAACTACGTTGCCAACGGCATCCCTCTTGTTTGGGTGGGCAACGTGTTCCCGGTTTCCAACGCTTCGGCACCTTACCACTGTACGGCCTACGGAATTGCGGGCTATGTTTACGCCTTCGATTCTGGGCACAACTCGCTAAGAATCTTTCGCAGCGCAGCGTCTCCTGCAGCTTTGGGAGAGATGGTTGCAGGCGGGGCGTGTGGTACGGGGATTACTGGCGACACGATTTCCTTTCGAGCACTGTTCAGCAAGGACTAATGCTCGTCTCTTGTGTTTTGTGCACTCACGATAACCGGGACCTTCTCCCTGTAGCGATTGCGAGTTATCTTTCGCAGGACTATGCGGAGAAGGAACTCGTCGTTGTCGATGATGGCACAGATGGCGTGTATGACCTATTTCAGGACATTCCTGGATGTAGCTACATTTCTTTACCCCACGGGGCTAAGAACTTATCCGTCAAGCGAAACATTGCCGTCCGTCTAGCGCGGGGCGAAGTCATCATCCACTTTGATTCAGACGACTGGTCTGCTCCGACACGGGTAAGCAACCAAGTGGCAACGCTGGCCCGATTTCCAGAAGCGCAACTTGTTGGCTATCACACGGTTCTTTGTTGGGATGAGCTTACGCAGCTCGCCCTCTATTACCACGGATTAGAAGATTACACCTGGGGGCCGTGCCTCTGTTACTACAAATCCTTTGCGCTGGCTAACCCTTGGCCGGAAGAAGTGAGTTTTGGGGAAGATGGCCCATTTATCAAAGCAGCGCAGTCGGTGAGTGTGGACGGTACGGGACAGATGGTGGTACGGCGTCATGCAAAGAACGCGTACGAGGCAATCACTCTGGGATTTGGGCAAGAAGCGAAGGCGGCTGGATTGGGATACTGGCGCTCGATTCCTAAGAACTATTTGCCTGCGAGCTTTCTAAGCTTGCTCGCTTGACACCGGACATCAGCTACATCGTCTCACTCTACAACCGTCCAGTTATGTTGGCGACGTGCCTTTGGTCCCTCATGGGGCAAACGCATCAGGACTTTGAAGTCATCGTCACCGACAATACGGAAGATGAAAAGATCGCGGCGCGGCAAAAAGCGATTGTTGCATCGATGAAGGATAAGCGGTTCCGCTACTTCCGCACGGCGGGGAAGCTGAAAGTATCCGACTGCTACTGGTCGGCTGAATTTGGGATGAAACACGCGACCGGCCGCTGGCTCTGCTTTCCCTGCGAGGATTGCTACTACCCGCCCGAATGGGCACAGCGAATGCTAGGCGCGGCGGTATCGAATAACTGGGACCTAGCACTCTGCGGTGGAAGCATAAGCGGCCCAGAGACTTGCGGGAGCAACCGGTACTTCTCCCTTGAACTCGGGAGCCTTGCATTCCCTGGGTACAAGCCGTCATTCATCGTTAAGGCTTCCAAGTTTCCGGGATGGCTGAACAAGCCGACAATGACCGCCTGTTCCGGCGTAGATCGAACGACGTTGCAGTACATGGTACGTGACCCGAAAGTGAAGTGGGGAGCGGTTCGGGACTTGTACTACTTTCACAACTAAATGGCAAACGTACCGTTAGAGACATTCGGGGGCTTGGTTACGGCCTTGCGGCCTGAAGACTTGCCCGAAGGTGCCAGCCCGCGAACCTATGACACCGACTTTATGGCAGGGAGCTGGTGTCAGCGTCCTGGCTTGAGTTCTGTCTATTCGTTCTCGGGCAATTCGACTGGCCCCAATAGCGGCAGCTCTGCGCTTGATATTCCCCTTGGCTCTCCGTGGTCATCTCCCTCCAACATCCTGTTAAATGACGGCTCGTATGCCTCCGTCGCACTAAGTACGTCTGGATCACTGTCTGGGGCGTTCAGTTCAGCCGCAACAGCGGGTTCGGGGCAGCCGTGGTCCAATCCTGCCAACCTACTTGGTAGCAGCGGCTCGGCAACCGCTTCGCTGGGCGGCGGCTCATCTCCTGCAACCTATAATGCCAGCCCAAACACTGCGTCTATCGCGGTGTCTTGTAGCAGCCTCGGAACAAAGACGAGTACCAAGACGCTGGCTGGGTTCAGCTCGCAGCCGGTATCAGTCCCTGTAACTCTGACACTCAATTTCTCCGCGAATACGAGCTCCGGTTCAGCCATATTGTCTTACAGTGTCAACGGCGGCGCTAGTTATACGTTCGCGGCTGGGTGGGCAGATGGTGAGAGTGGGCCTCTCTCCATTCCACTGCCTACGATTACGAATCTCAATCAAGTCATCCTGAAACTTACTGTCATCGCCATCTCTACGGGCTCCCCAGCGTGGACGAATCTTGCTATCTCGAATCTTGCTGCCTCCGTGGCTGGTTCGGGTGGCGGGTATCTTGGCGCACAGATCCTCTCTGCATCGGCTCTTGGGTTCTCTGTCCCATCGGGTGCAGCGATTATTGGTGTAGGGGTTTCGTTTGTCGGGTCCTATTCGGGCACCGCCCCGAACTTCAGCTTCCAACTGACGAATGGTGGAACCCCTTTTGGGACGAACGTAGGCTTTGCCCTCACGACATCGCCTGCGCCGGGTGGCTACGGAAACAGTGCGTATCTCTGGGGGTATTCGGCGTGGACGCCTGCAACGTTCAACTCGCTAGGTGTGAACTTCAGTGCTTACATTCCCTCGGGATCAGGCACGGTATCCATCAATCAGTTGGTTTTGACGGTTTATTACACGTTGACCAACGTAGGGTCGGACGGGCTGAACGTCACAGGATTTGGGTTTGACCTTCCCAGCAGCGATGGGATTATCGGCATCCAGGTTGCCTTGAAGGGATACGCAGCCTCAGGCGCAACAGTCAGTGCGCAGCTTTTGAAGGCGGGCGTTCTCGTGGGGGTGGCAGAGAGTCTGACCCTTCCGGCAACGGCTGGAACCGTCGATTTCGGCTCGGCCACCGACCTTCTGGGAGCGCCTTGGCTGTATTCCGATGTCAACAATACGGGTTTTGGGGTGCGGTTTGTTGTGACCTCGGGTGCGGGCACGGTCTATCTCGATTACTGCTCAATTACCGTCTATGCGACTTCGACGCAAGCGAATTTCAATTGGGTTGGAGGGTTTGAAGATGATGCGGGAAACCAGAAGAACTTCGCCTTAGACGCGAATGGGGAATTGTGGCTGGAAGATGTCACCAACGCTCCCGGCGTCTTAACAACGCTGAGTTCAATTACCCCAGCAGGCTCTTACGCGGGTGGATGTGGCGCATTCAATCGCCAATACATCACGCCTTCGACATTGACGCAGGGCGTCGGCATTCCCCTGCAGTACGCTCCACAAGGCTGGCTGGATAAAGTCACGCAGGATGGTCCTGGCGCTCCGTGCATCGTTTCTGCGGCCCAGAGTGCAGGCTCAACTTGCATGATTAGCAATTTCTCGATTACCAGCAATGTTGTTACCCTAACGACTTCAACGCAGGGCTATGTTGCTGGCGAAGTCATCACAATTTCGGGGTTGAGTGTTGCAACTTATTTGAATGGGCTGACGTTCTCCATCCTCGGAACGGGGCTGACGACGACGCAGGTAGAGATTGCCTTTGTACACGCGAATGTGAGCTCAACCGCAGACGCAGGAACAATTACCCCACAATACAGCTACCCCATCGTGGCGGCCACAGCAGGTATCAAGCAAGTAGCTGCCAAGAGCGATCCTGGCGATGCAGGCTATTTGCAATGCGTGCTTTGGTCCTCGGGTCCGGGCTCGAAGTCTCCCGGCAACGTTATCACGATCTATTACGTCAACGCCTTTACCTACCCAGCGGGCGAAGATCAGCAGTTGGTGAATGCCTTTAACTCAGGGATTCCCGTTTATGTGCACGTAGCCAGCGCCCCGTGGGGTAACGGAACGTGGTTGGTCACCAGTGTTGGGATGGATGCTCCCCCAAACGCGGAGTATGGACGGTATTACTTTACCTTCCAAGTACCTACATCCAATTACCAGCAGACAGGCGCACCAGACTCGGCAACGGGAACGTATCAGATCACGCAGGCGACTCTTACCACCACGGTCCCTGTGCCAAACCTTGCACCAGGAGACCAGGTTTCCATTTCTGGGGCAGGCGTGAGTGGGTGGAACAGTGTTTTCACCATCACGCAATCGCTGAACTCAGGCTCTTACAACATCACCCAAACGGCTTTGTCTGGGGGGATCGCAACCTACTCGTGGAGCTTGATTAACGGTGTTGCTCCCGCTCCGGGTGAGCTGGTCACTGTCTCAGGAACGTTGAACGCCAATGGGTTGCTGAACGTCACGGATGCGGTAGTCGCTAGTGTGACAGGAAGCTCTTCAGGAACGTTTACGGTAGCGAACTACCCCACAGGGTTAACCTTTGCCACCGCAGTCGAAGAAGGGCAAGCAACGACAGCAGGAACGATCTTCACCTTTGATCCTGGCGCGGCCTTGGCAGGGTCCAATCAGAATCCGATTTATGGGAACTCAGGTGGTGGAACGTTACAAGTTGTGGGTGCGAGCCTTGGCAGCACCTTCCCCATTGGGGCAGGTACTCGACAGATCGTGTACGGGTTCATCACGCGGAATGGATACTTCACTGCCCCGTCACCGCCGTCCACGTTCACCATCCCCACAGGATCAAACTATGTCAGCGTCTCACAAGTTGCCGTAGGGCCGCCAAATGTGGTGGGAAGATGGTTTGCCATCACCGAAGCTGGGCAGAACGGGATTGCAGGCGGGAACTTCTACACCTCAGACGTGCCCACAGTCTTTACGGTAGGCAACACGCAATATACGTCATCTGCATTAATCGTGCAGGACAATGTAACCACGCAGGCAAAATTTACCTTCTCCGACTCAGTGCTATTGAGTGGAGAGGCGGTAGACATCCAAGGGAACAACCGTTTCAACCTGCTCAACATCGGTGCACCTGCATGGACGCTGCAGTACGGCTCTCGCATGTTCTATGGGCTGGCACAGAACAAGGTTCCAAACTTCTTGAACCTTAGCTTTGACGGTGGCTATATTCCATCCACCGGGGCAGTGCCGAATGTGCCGTTAGGCTGGTCAATTGATCAGGCTTACAACTTCCCATTCGGCCCCGCTCTCACCATTACCGCCTTTCAGATCACAAGTAACATTGTTACATTGACCGCAACGAATACCCTTTCGGCAGGCCAGCCGGTTGCAGTGAATGGGCTCTCCACGGGCACCTATCTGAATGGGTTGGTCTTTACGGTGGTCACTGCGTCTTCTTCGCAGTTCACTGCTGCTTTTACGCACGCCGATGTAGGGTTAACCGCTGACTCTGGCACAGCCGCAGCGCAAGGGCCGGTGATTTCGCTGTTGAACTCCCCGATCTTTGGGAACTCGCTTTACCTGAAAAACACGACTGGCGTCACGCAGTCCATTTGCGGGTATCTATCCCAACCAGCGTATCAGGATGTTTACAACGTTCCTATCATCCTGCCCAACACCCAGTATTCCATCCGAGTCACGGCGCGGTGTCCTTCGGGCATCAATCCAGGCGGAGATGTAGGCGTAACGTTCGACCTTTTCGGGGCGCAGTCGGGTGCGCGGTACGGCTTCTTTGACGTGCTCTTATCGTCGGCGCAGACGTATATGCAGACGTTTACCGGGACGCTTCTGAGCACGCCTTTGAGCACGATTCCTGAAGACTTGCAGCTTAGAATCTACGGTTTTAGCCTTCCCACTCTGACGGACTTTGAGATTGACCGGATTGAAGTCTTTCCAACCCTTCAACCTGTGCTTCCGGGCCCGCTCGCGTCTTACGTGGATCTTCCTGAAGCGGTGGATGGAGTTTCGGGGCCGCTGAACACGAATGGTCAGAACAATCAGCCTTGCTACGGCGGAGCGGTGATTTATGACCAACTCTATCTCTTAAAAGAGCGAACCATGCTCACGACAGAAGACTCTCCAAATTTGGAGCCTTCAGACTGGTCCGTGCATCAAGTCTCCGCAACGGTAGGCACTTGCGGAACAAACGCTTTTGACTATGGCGATGAATGGCTACTGACTGCGTGCCGCTCGGGAATTTACGGGTTCATTGGCAAAGCTCCTACCCCGGTCAGCAGGGAACTACAAGGTCCGACCACAGCAACGAACATCTGGGAAAACATCGATTGGAGTGCAGGTAACTCTGTTTGGCTGAGAAATGATTTAGCGAATCGCCGGTTCTATGTAGGGATACCGCTGCCTACTCCAAACTTCTGGCTGCCCACCGCTCCCGTAAATGCAGCTCCGACCTCTCCGAATGTTGTGTTGATGTGCAACTACCAAGGCTGTCCCACGTTTGAAGAAATGGTGAGTTCCACCCCAGTCCATACCACCATGTTTGGTGATTTGAAGGCTGTGGACATGCGCCGCAAGTGGTCAATCTGGCAGATTCCGGCAGCGTATGCGGCCTTCGTGCAGCAGGCAGACGGGCTGTCGCTTTCCCTCTTCTTTTGCAACGGAATCGCTTCAGGAAAGATTTACCAACTCGATTCCGAGCAAACGACAGACGACGGTGCAGCAATCACGCCTCTTTATACGACGTATGGGTTCGTTGGATCAAAGCAGGCGCAGATGATTCCCGGCATGAGTTCTTCGCGGAATCTCTGGACGTACCTTTCCACCTATGTGGCGGGCTCAGGAAAGATGAACCTGAAGCTCTACCCCAACACCCTGGGAGCAACGTATCCCTACACCTGTCCATTACCACTGACGCTGGCAGACCCAGCGCAGAACGATCAAGAGCGGGTAATTGAGATTGCCGGTTCCAAGATCTTTGCAGAGATGAGCATGACCGGCTCAGGCGGGTATTGTTCGCAGTCTCGATTGATGCTGGTAGGTCAGAAAGACCCGTGGGCGGAGTTTAGAGGCGTTAGTCAGTGAAGCAAGACACGATTTCTGGGGGAGCACAACTCAATCACATCATGCAGGATGACCCGGAAACGGGTGTCTTGTTTGAACGGGTTATCGGGTACTTGCGGAACCTAGCAAGAAACTCTGCGAACTCTGCAAATGGAGAAATCGCAGCTCCTCCGCCGATTGGGGGAATCAATGTCAAAGTCTCTGGCGAGATGGTACACGTCACCCACTCAGACAATGCTCCTATCCAGCGAGGGATTAACTATTTCACGGAAGTAGCGACGGACCCGAGTTTCACCTCGCCACACGTCTTCGACCACGGCGCGAGCAGAGGACATATTTTCACGCTCCCAACGCAAGACGATTCGGCAAACACGGTGAATTACTACGTTCGCGGGTATTCGCAGTATCCCGGCTCACAGCCATCCTCTCCGGTGGCTTACGGGGGCTCGGCTCCTACCGCAGTGACGATGGGTGGCAGTACGCAGTTAACCCTGTTGAACTCCACAGGCTCAGGGACGGCGAGTGGGCTAGGTGGGCAGGGTGGTTGGGGATTTGGCAAAGTTTTGAATCGACCCAAACCAGGGCCGAAACGCAATATCCAGGGGTGAGTAATGGGCTTCGTGAATTCAATCTTCGGCGGTGCAGGGCAGCAGGCAGGGCAGGCAAAGCAGGCTTTTGGGCAAGCTTCCGACGCTGCAACAGGGTACGGCTCACAGGCTGGTAACGTTGATGCCACGCTGCAACCGTTTCTCACCCGAGAACTGAACAGTCCACAAGGCTTCTCCCAGCAGGATCAGACTGCGCAAACCAGTGCAGCTCTTGGTGGGGCAGGTGGTTCGAACTCCGGACTCGCTTCGACGGCAATGGAGCACCAGGGCGCAACGAATAACGCTTCTGGCTTCGGCTCGGCTTTGGACGAGGCAGCACGACTGAAAGACAAGTCGGCAGCCGGTGCGAGTGAAGGGATTGCGGCAAAGGATGCCGACTTGAAACAGACGCAGCAGCAAGAAGCTGCAGGCGGCCTTCAGAAAATGTATGGCACAGATGTGGGCGCCCAGATGTCAAGCTTGGGAATCGAACCGCACGACGTTCAGGCAGGAACGCAGGCACAAGAGGATAACTGGTTTCAGAACTTCCAGAATATGGGAAAAACCGCAGGTAGCGTGATGGGTGGAGCTGGTGCGATGGGAGCGCGGTTCTAATGGCCTTCATCCAACAGAAACAGAATCCGCTCGTTATTGGCGGGATGCCACAGCCGATACCCTCGAGCGCGCCGCCTCCTGACGATCCGATTGCTTCGCCTGACGTACAACCGCAATCCCCCGAATTGCCAATGATTGGTACTGGCCTACAGAAGTTTGCTATGCCGACTCTGGCAAAAGACCCACGCCGAGACGAGCTGGGAGCGGAGCGAACGCGTGACGAGCAGACCCTCTCCAGGCTGAACGCTCCACACCTCGGGCAAGAAGGCTCGAGTATGCCCGGAATTGGGGGCAAGATTCTGCATGGACTTTCCACGGCTGGCAACATCGCGGGAAACCTCTTTGCACCAGGAATGATGCTCTCTGCTCCAGGAACCCAGTTAAACAACGCAGTTCGCAGAGGCCAAGCTGAAAAGGGACTCGCAGGAATCGCCAAAGAAGAGCAAGGCGACCAGGACAGCGCCTCAAAGCGTGGGTTGGAAGAATCGCAAGCCCGTCATGCGAACGTGGAATCAGACCTCGCGCCAGCGACCGCAGCGGCTGACGTTACGGAGAAAAACGCGCAAGCGGCAAACCTACTGCACCCACAAGCCAAGACGGAATTTGAGGCATGGCAAGCGCAGAACCCCGGCAAGCCGATTACCGACTGGCTGACCGCGAAAGCACAGGCATCAGAGAAACCGCTCGCCACAAAGAGCACGAAAGAACAGCTTCAGGCACAGTTGGTAGATGCACAGAACAAAGGCGATCAGGCGACCGCGCAGAAACTTCAAAAGCAGCTCAAGGACATTGACCCGGCTGGAGAGCAGCGGTTCTCCTTCAATGTTGGGGAAGCTGGCAAAAAGGACGCAGAACGTGCAGACAAGACTGATCTAGGGACGAAGCAGGCAGCATTTAAAGCATTCAGTCCGGGAATGGACTCCGCCGAGCGCCTTAACGTGATGACAGAGAGTGCAGAAAAAGCGCTGAAGGGTCACGATCAGCAGGCGATGCTGAACCTGCTCGCCAATCACCTTGGCATGACGATGGGCTTGCAGAAGGGTGCCCGCTTGAATCAGGCGCTCATCTCGGAAGCGCAGAACTCACAGCCTTGGCTGCAGGGAATGCAGGCGAAGTGGGACAAGGATGGCTATCTCACTGGCGTTGTTCTGACTCCACAACAAATCAAGCAGATGGTGTCGCTGGGTCAGTCTCGCTTCAGTCAAGACATTGTAAAGGGGCGCAATGAGTCGAAGTATCTCGGCGCGCAAGATGACGGCCCTGAGCGGACGCCTAATAAATCCACGATGCGGTACTACCTCGGGCAGACCAATGGCGATACACAGAAAGCCAAGCAGATGGCAGCCGAAGACGGATGGACGGTGAAATAGATGGCCGACCAGAAACCACAGCAATCGCAAGATCCTTGGGAGCAAGAAGCTGCGAACTTTCAGAAGCAGAGCGGCGGAGCTGCGCCTGCGGCAGCCGCCCCCGATGACGACTGGAAGATTTGGCAGCAAAACGATGAAAGCCAAGATCCCAAGGGACTTCAGCAATGGTTGCACCCTACGATCCCCTTCCTTGCTCATCAGGGCGAGCAGGCGCTTGAGGGAGTCGGGGAAGGCGTGTTGAACACCACGGCTGGAGTCTCGAAGCTCATTCATAAGATTCCCTATATCGGGGAGAAGTTAGCACCACAATCGGGCATCGACGCGCTGGAAAGGGTAGCGACACCCGACAACCCAGTGCAGTCGATTGGGCGTGGTGGGGAACAGGCGGCGGAATTCCTCATGCCCGGCCCAGGTGAGGCCAAATTGGCCGCAAAGAGCGGGAAACTCGCTGCGGCGGGGAGAATCGGCTATCAAGCATTAAAGGGCGGGGCAATTAACGGGTTACAGGGCGGAGATCCCTACACTGGCGCGGAAGCGGGCGCAGCGGGCGGAATTATCGGTGAAGCGGGCCGAGCAATGGCTCCGCATCTTGCCGAAAGTGCGTTGTCGATTCGGGGCAAAGAAAAGCTCTATGGCAAGACTCCGGGCCGAGCAATTCTGGATGAAACCAAGGGTCTCACTCCGGGCGGGGTTTCCGACTCAGCGCAGGGGAAAACCGATGAGTTGCTTGGGGACTTGCGAACCAAAGCGAAAGCGGCGGGTGCGGGCGGGGCAACGGCCAATCTCCAGCCCGCACTGGATCACGTCGATTCCGAACTGCACGCGGCCTCTGGGCAGAATCAGAACGCGAAAGAATACACCGGCTCGCTGAATAAGCTAAAAAACCGGATGACAACGGAGTTTGACACTGGCGCCGCCATTCCTCCGCAAGTTCCGCCAGATCGCGCAATTGATTTGAAGCGCGGAATCAACAAGACGATCAAGGCATGGCGTCCGGAAGAGCAGAGCGCCCTTACCGGAACCACTAAGAATGTTTACGGCATGTATGACCGTGCGATAGATGACGTGGTGCCGGGAGCGAAGGATTTGAATCAGAGGATTTCCAGCCTCGTGCCAGTGATCAATCGGGGCGAGATGGCCGAACACGCACCGGGCATCCTTGAAAACTCACTAGCTAAGTTCCGAACGCCAACGGGCGCGCTGGTCGGATCAATCGCGGGCTTCGGAGAGGGATATCGGCGCGGCGGAATCCCTGGCGCGGTGGCAGGAGCAGCGCTGGGTTCGATTCTTCCTAGCGCACTCGCCAGTCCCACCTCGCAATTGCTTGCAGCGCGAGGATTCAACGCCCTGCCCAAAATCACTCCAGCACTTACGGGCGCTGCCCTACAACTTGATCGGAAGAAGGACGAGAAGAAGGATTGAGTTCGGCGCATAGAGCGTCAATCGCCTTCCAATAGTAATGGTGGCGAATTTCTAAGATCACCGCTGCAAATAGCAGCACGATCATCGGAACTTTAGCGTTTAGGAACTCGGAAACCCAGTCCATAGAGCACCTCAAGATGGCACACATTATGTGCTCTTTTTCTTTGAAAGTCAACCAGCAATAAGGAGAAAACGAATGCCAATTTACGATAAATCCGGCCTTGCGCCGTCGCCTAAGCTCTTGAATCCCGGCGAGCCGGGGTATTTGTTTGGCTCTAAGTCATACAACCAGAGTGACACCCGGTTCAGCGTCACCAACACCGCGCTAACCTCCAACGTCGTCACCCTCACTGTCCAAATCGTCTCGGGAAATATTCCTGTAGCGGGTGGGCTCGTTTCCGTGCGCGCCACGACAGCAGGCTCGGGTGCGGTGAACGCAGCGACGGCGGTGCCGATTACCACGGTAACCATCAGCGCTTCCACGGGTGCGGGGACGATTGTTTTCCCTCTGACCGCCTCCAACATCGTTTCGATTGCAGACACGGGTTACGGGATCATCCCTGTTTGGGAATTAGCAGAGACGTGCGCGAACGTGACCTCTGCACCGATAGCCGTGTTCCACAATGAGAGTGATACGAGTGTGGAGCGGACGATCAACGTCATTGCTTCCTGCCCATCGTTGCCGACTACAGCGAGTTTCATGCTTCAGGGCGCAATGCGGGATGCAGATTCGGAATACACGAATCTTTCGACGACGCCCTTCGCCACGGTCACGGGTGGAACTCTTTCTTCGCCCGCGTCAGTGCAGTACTCCCTCGAAAACGTGAACTTCGTCCGCTGCGTGGTTTCCAGCGTCACTGGTGGTACCCCAACGATGATTGTCAAGGTTCTCTAATGAAAAGGATTCTGCTGGTTGTCGCTATCCTGTTCGTGCAGTACGCCTACGGGCAGAACTGTGCGAGACGCGATGATTCCGTGACTACTGCGATGGGGCAGGCTATTGCCGGAGCGAGTGTGTCTTACTACGCCCAATCCGGCATTGGTCAAACGGCCAGCCCTACCCTTGCCAACACCTATTCAGACCCTCTTTGCACCGTTACGCAGAACCCATCGACTACGGACGGTCACGGCCAAGCCTTCGCCTACATGGCACCGGGGTATTACACGATCACGTACTCCGCCCCAGCCATCCAGACGCAGACTACGGTCGATCAAGTGCCTGCAGGAACGGGGGCAGGCTCGTACTCACTCACCGCAGCGGAGATCATTGCCGCGCTAAGCTCGCCATCCTTGGTCGCTGGTACCAACGTGACCATTACAGGCGCGTGGCCGAACCAGACTATCAACGCTGGGGCAAGTGGCGGTTCGATGACATGGCCTCCGGGTGGCGCGGGTGTCCCGAACTATACCGGGTCAAACGCGTGGGACGCAAGCTACAGCTCTGTCAACCCGTTCCCGGCAAACCTTATCCCTGGCAGTATTGCATCCAACACCAGCGGCACGGCTGCATCGGCAAGCGCGTTAACTTCTGCTCCTACACGCTGCCCAGTCGGGCAAGCTCCAGACGGGATTGACGTACATGGAAACGCGATAGGATGCCAATATATCTCGCCCGTGAGTTCTGGTGCCCTGCCGACTCCTCCCCCTTCCGCAGTGGTTTTCAATCACTTGGAAGACAATACATTCTCGGTCTGTAACCCAAACAACAACTGCGCAACCGGCTCGTCAACTGGTATTGGCGAAGTAACCACAACGTATGGCGTTGCCAGTCCTTCGCTCTCGGGTACATCGTTGAAAGTTACAAACTCGTCGGGTTCGGGAACGGTGAATACGTCAGGCACCGCTGTGACGTGGGTGAGCGGTGTGCAGTTCAACACAGGATGGGCGGGTCAGCCCATTAAGATCAACAGCGGCAGTTATACGATTTCGAGTGTTACTGATGCTACTCACCTAACATTGACTGCGACAGCGGGAACGCAGAGTGGCGTAGCCTACCTAGATACTGGTCAGTGGAACACCTTATGGTATCAGTACATGAGCCCGCATGGTGGGCCGTGGACAGGTGGCGACAGTAGCTCACTGACAATCGGGAACATCACGAACCTTGTTTACGATATATCTATCTACCCTATTCCTGGCGCGAATCTTACCGGCTACGAGTTCGATCCTGACATCTTCAAAACCCCTTATCGTTATGTCATGTCGGTTGCTTGTTACACAACTGGCGCACATGATTGGCGGGTTTACGATTCGGGCGGGGGCGGGTGGATTGCAACCGGAATCCCCTGTTCGTTAGATACTGCCGACATTAACGCCTGGAATCGTCTGCAATGGTGGGTCACGATTGATCAGACTGCACACACCTACACCTATCAGGCAATGGTGTACACAAACGCTTCTGGCCCGCATACTCTTTGGTCTCCGAGCAGCCCGCTGGTGGGCATAGGAACCTACAATGCCGGTTCGGCATCTTACAACGAACTGAATGTGCAATTTCAGATTGATAACGTCAGCGGCCAAGCAGGGACGAGCACAGCCTATTACGACAACTTCAGCTTGACTGCATGGACGGGAACGAGCACATCGGGGCCCCCAAGCGCAGTGTCCAGTGTGGATGGACGCACCGGCGACATCACAATCGGCACAGCGGATGTTCCAAACAATGCAGCCAACACCTCTGGCACGGCTGCGGGCTTGAGTGGCACGCCAGCGCTTCCCAACGGCACCACGGCGACCACGCAAGCCGCCGGCTCAAACGATACCAAGCCGGCGACCGATGCTTATGTGGATAATCGCTCCAGCCATCAGGTAACCACGCCGCTAAATTGCGCGGATACTTCCGGCTTTGGTACGACACAAGCTTGCACCACGGTTCCCAGCTTCACGCCAACCGCGAACGATTGCATCATCTACACCACCACGACGGCCAACACCGGGACCGGCTTGACCCTCAACGTGAACGGCCTTGGCGCGAAGTCAGTCGCGAAATGGCAAGGCACGACGACTCTAGCCGCCAACGACGTGCTCGCAAATAAGCAAGAGCTGGCCTGCTACGACGGAACCAACTGGGAATTGAGCACAATAGGAAATCCACCTGCAGTCAGTGGACTACCAACCCTCCCGACTGCTCCGAATGGCGTTCCCCAGATTCTGACATCAACTCCTTCGGGTGGCGTCGGCGGCGCGGCAGCGTTTGGTCTATCCGGTATTGCCGGTAGAACGGTTTCCGGTTCCTCTGATACAGTCGCTGCCACGGATCGGGCTACCTGGATCGCTGTCAACTATGCCTCAGCGGTAGCGGAGAGTCTTCCAAGCGCTGCGAGCTTCGGTTCAAACTTCGTATTCGGAATAAAAAACACCAACACAGGCGCGGTCACGATCACCCCGACCACCTCGACCATTGACGGCAACTCCACGCTGGTTGTCGCAGAGGGGCAGAACTGCACCATCACTTCACTCGACAATGTGAATTATGTTTCGCGCTGCGCTCCGGGACAGATCACGGCGGGCGGCAATGTTGTTATCACCCCCGGTCCTAACGGCATATCGATTGCATCGGTAGCGGGCGGAAGTGGGAACGGGCTAGTCGCCGCTCCTTCCGTCGCGTGGTCACCGGCTGCGGGTACTTATTCGAGCACCCAGAGCGTTACGCCCTCTTGCACTTACGGCGCGCTCGAGTACAACATCACAGGTTCAGCGCCGGTCCTAACTTCTACTCCGATCTCGGTCACTACCACCGAAACCATCAACGCCGGCTGTTACGGCTTCGGCTATACCACGACGCCAGCGGGTGCACTCTACACGATCACCACCGGCCACACCTTTACATTTGTCCAAAGCGTAGCTGGGGCTGCGTGTACGGCTGGCACCGCCACCTGCTCGATCACGGTTGCCTCAACCGGGACGGGGAATGTCGGTGTTCTTTGGGCCAATGACCAGACCGGCACGCCGCTAACGATCACTTCCATCAGCGGCGGAGGGACTTGGACAATCCCCTCGGGCTGTTCCTTAAACCACGCTTCAATAGGTACTTCTAACTGCGCCTTTATCCCAAGCCTGACGGGCGGGGTGACGACGATCACGGTTACTTGGTCTAACGCGACCTTGAACAGCAATTTAGATAAATTGAAGTATTTCGAGTATTCCGTCACCGGCGGCGGGGGCGTGGTACTTGACACCTCAGGTACTATATTCGATTCCTCATCCGGCACGAGTCAACCCGGAGTAGCTCTTACGCTCTCAGGTTCTAGTGACTTGATTCTACAAAGTTTAATTGCTTCTTTGGGCACGGTAAGCGGCGTCACGACTTATGGGCATCTCACGCCTTCCAGTTCAGGCTATGACGCGGCGGCGGAATTGCTGAACACCGCGTCCGGGACAGCTCCAACGTGGACGACAACGTCTTCCGGAACTCCAATCGGAGCCGCCATCGCGCTGAAATGATGAAATCACTATTCCTATTCTTCGCGATCGCGCTGCTTTCCGCCTCCGCTTCGGGAGCAACGTACTACGTCTCGGCGCAAGGCGTTGATACGAACAACGGCACCAGCAAAACAACTCCATGGCGTCACGCGCCAGGAATGCCGAACTGCTCGAATACCTGTGCCTCCACAACTCCAGCCGCAGGAGATTCGGTCATCTTCCGTGGTGGCGATACTTATCACTTCTCCGCGAGCACGAGCGATTCCACAGATACCCCAATGGGGGGAGAGTGGAATTGGACGTGGAGCGGATCGAGTGGAAACACCATTTATCTTGGGGTCGATAAGACTTGGTACACCGGCGGCTCCTGGGCGCGGCCAATCATCACTTTCGACAACCCCACGAGCACCGCGTTCGTGACGAGCTGTTCCTATGACGATTACAACTCGCTCGCAGTGTATATCCATAGCGTGAATTACGTTACCCTCGACAACTTCGAGTTCACGGGAAGGTGCCACGCCACGCCTCCCAACTACGGGGGAGCAACCTACATCAACCGCTTAGGGACCTATATCACTGTCTCCAACTCCTACTTCCACGGTTGGACGCAGACAAACAATCCCCAAGTGACTTGCTGCATGGATGCGGGAACGATACTCGCGGGAAGCACTTCGGCGGGGGTGACTCACAGCGTCATCGCTTACAACGTTTTTGACGGTTCGGATAGCCATTGCACGGGGAACGGCGATTGTACCGGGTGGGGAGTCTATGCAGACGCTTACGATGTGCACGACAATGTCTTTCGCTACATGTCCAATGCGCTGAACAGCCCCGGAAATGTGACGACGGTGCACGACAACCTTTTCGAGTATATGTATGAGTCTTATGACCCGAGCACCCACGGCGGAGTTCTGGAGATGGCTGAACCTTCCAGTACGGGTGGGACTCTTACCGTCTATAACAATGTCGTCCGGCATACAAACATAGGAATCACCTTCGAATTACATGCGCCCACCGGGGGAATTTACTTCTTCAACAATGTGTTTTACGACATCGGAAACGGCGGCAACTGCATCCAGATCGAAAACGATGTGAATGGCACCCCGACTACGATGTACTTCACCAACAACACCATAGATCACACGACGAATACCTGCACACTTCGCGCTCTCTATCAGGACAGCGGCGCGCAACTCTGGAATGGCACAGTCCATTTCCAGAATAACCACCTCATCGGCATTGCCGCGCTCAGCACAATCGAAACCTGCAACTCCGGGTCAACCTGTACTTGGACGGACAACGGGAACGAGCTAATTCAGACGGAAGCGGTTGCCAACGGGCAAGGCTACACGAGCAGCAATAATTATGCCCCGACTTCGGGCGGCTCGACAATCCATGCGGGCGCGAATCTTTTGTCCTCCTGTTCGGCCTATTCCAGCGACTCGGCCCTGTGCTCAGGAACGTCAGGCGGCGTCGCAGAGGTAAGTTACACGGCGAGCTATCCAGCTATCCCGGTGAATGCTCGCGGCTCAACGTTTGACGCTGGAGCCTATCAGTATTTGGCAGGATCTACCTACACACTGACAGTCTCCGGGGCTGGTTCAGGTAGCGGCACGGTGACCGGCGGGACGATCTCTTATCCGGGCACGCCTAGCGAATCCGGCATCGCCAGTGGTACGAATATCACCCTGACCGCGACCGTATCTGGCGGTTCCACCTTTGCAGGTTTCAGCGGCGGCGGCTGTTCAACGTCGCCCTGTGTAGTCGATGTCACCGCGAACACGACAGTGACGGCTACCTTCGCCCTCAGCGGACCGGCCGTGGGAATGTTTGCCCTTTTAGGACCCACTCTGAAAATGAGAACCACGCAGAACTAGGAGACGAATTGAAGAAAATCACCATCACCGTCCTGTTGGCGGTTTTTTCGTGTGCCACACTCTACGGACAGAACTGCGTCCGGCGTGATGATTTCGTGAGCACCGCAGTAGGTCAGGCAGTGGCTGGGGCGCATGTTACCTATTATGGGCAATCGGGTATCGGCCAACCACGTGGAGGTCTTGCCAGCGCCTATTTAGACCCGGCTTGCACCGTTCCCATGAATCCGGCAACGACTGACGGCATGGGGCACGCTTTTGCGTACATGGCCCCTGGATACTACACGATTGTGTACTCCGCCCCTGTGATTAAGACGCAGACTCTCGTAGATCAGGCGCTAGTGGGAACGGGCCTTGGCGCGTCTCTCTCTGGTGCGACGTTTACCGGGCCGGTGAGTGCGCCAATGCTGCAAGGAGTAGCACAATGTCCATCGGTAACTTATTCAGACATTGGCACCTGTTCGAACGCAGCAACCACGGCCTCACAAATCAACTTCCTTGATGGGTCTTATTCAAGTGCGGTAGTGCTGACGCCTCAACCTTCTCAGGTGCTTCATTTCGGGGTGGGGACCTACACGGTTGGCGGCATTACCCTCCCTGACTCAACTACCGCATCTGTGGATTCTGCAAGCCTCGTAGGCTCTGGTCAGAACAATACGATTCTCCTGCTCGCGTCTGGAGCCAACCGGGATTTGGTTACGGATACACATTTTAGTTCGCTTACCAACACATCTACAGTTTGCCCCGGAACTCTCCCAACGGGCGGCGTGTGTAGCGTGAATGCAGGTGCTCACTATGGTGCGTATCAGGTACGAGTGGAGGACATTACGCTTGACGGAAATCGCTCGAATCAAACAGGAACAAGCTGGCCTTTGCGTCTCTATGGTCGCGCCTCTCTTTTGCAAAACGTGACGCTGCAAAACGGACTCACAGGATGCCGGTACACCGAATGGAATATGTTCGGAGATGTTTCGTGGGCGACTCCAAGTGGGGGAAATTACCTTCCAGACACCTTCCAAAATGTGACAGAGCAGTATTGCGGTGGAGATGGTGTTGAATTTCTAGGCCCGCACGACAGCGTGGAGACAAACGGGCAGAGCTACTGTACGGGCATGGGATCAAGCGCCTCGTGCAGTTCCTTGACAGGGCATGGGTGGGGATACAACATTCAAACGTCCCTACATGTCAATACGATCAACGCCTTTATTGCGGGAACAACGGGCGGCAATGGCGGGGCCTGTTGGACTCATGTGCTAGGCAGCATCAATGGAGTCGGCGCGAATTGTGCGACCGGCGGCACGGGAAGCTATGGCTTGCTAGTCGACAGCACAGGCGGGCCTGCAAACCTCGCCGCATCTCTGATCACGGGAGATAATGCTCTAGTTTTGAATCAGGGCAGCAACCATGTCCAAGGGGCGGTGATTGGGGTAACGTCTGCGGTAACGATCAATAGCGGGGCGGATATCCTTGACCTGAAAATGAACAACGAGAGCGGCTACTGGTTTGTTTTCACCGCTGAAAGCGCCGGTCCATCCTCGATCATCGCCGTGGGCGATCAGGGGACAGGAACACTTTTTTCGGGCACACCAATCGGCAGCGACGCGATATTTATAACCAATGCTCCATCGAGCTACGGGTCTGTCACCTTTGCACAGATGAACGCGCTAATACTGGCGCAAACACTGAGTGCTTACGCTCTGAATCTTGGCTCTGCTTCTATAATCCAGCGGGGATTTAGTAACACATGGCCTGATGCTGCGGGACAAATACCCTCCACGTCTGGAACTCAATCATGGGCAGGGGCGCAGACGATGAACGGCGGAT